GGCCTATCTCTGGCCCGACACTGGACGGCTGGAAGCGTGGGGCGCGTTCGGCACTGTCCCGACACTTGAGGCCCGTGGGCAGGGCGATGCTGTCGGTGATCTTTATTCGCAGATGCACAAGCGCGGCGAGCTGGCGTTGATGGGGCAGAAAACCGTGCCGCTGGCGCAATGGCTGCGCCGGGTTGTCGGTCACGTCGAGGGCGAGACGGTCGCGGCGATTGTCTGCGATCGGTTCAAGCAATCCGAGATCGGTGACGCGCTGGCAGAGATCGGCAACCGCGCCCCGGTGATCTGGCGCGGCATGGGGTTCAAGGACGGCAGCGAAGACGTTGAACGGTTCCGGCGGTTCGTGTTCGACGGCAACCTGCACGTTTCCGAAAGCCTGCTGTTGCGTCACGCCATTGGCGAGGCGGCGGTGTTCATTGATCCGGCGGGCAATTCCAAAATCGTCAAGGGCCGGTCGATGGGCCGTATCGACGCCGCTTGTGCCGCTGTTCTGGCGGTTGCTGAGGGCGCGCGGATCATGGGCAGGCCACAACATAAAGGAGGGCGCATCGCATGGGGATGACTTCAACGGCCACGCGGCTGATTGCCCGGTTCGGGCAGACGGCAACACTGACAAAACTGGGGCCACCGGCTGGCCCGCCGTGGGCACCTGTCCCCGGTGTGCCGGTCAATCACACCGTGACGGTCGCGGTGACGAATTACACGATTGAGGAACTTGCCGGTCTGTCCATCGCAGGCGACGATTTGCGGGTGTTCATGACGGCGGGCGTTGCACCGAACACGTCCGACACGCTGACAGTCGGCGGAATCGTCTATGGCATCCACCGCGTTGGCGTCCTGGGGCCGGATGGCGTTGTGATTTGCTACGAATTGCAGGTGCGGCGATGAGCAAGCTGCGCAACGAATACAAACGGCATAGCGCCAAGGTGACGCGCGGCCCGCGTTGGAAGGCCCTGCGGATGCAGGCGCTGGACCGTGACAACTGGCAATGCGTCCAGTGTGGCACCCATAAGCGGCTGGAATGTGATCATATCCTGCCCGTCAAGACACACCCAGAACTGGCCTACACGCTGAGCAATTTACAGATGCTTTGCGGTGCCTGCCATGCCCGGAAAACCCGAATTGAGGTGGGGCACAAGCCCCTGACCCCAAAGCGCCAGCAATGGCGCGATCTGCTGCGCGAAATGCAGCGAAACCCTACCGAGCAAAAGGAAAATTACCATGCTTGATTCACTGAAAATCACCCGGCGTCAGTCGGAAATCCGTCAGCAACTCGCTGGCCTTGTGGGCAAGGACGCGCCCACTACGGACGAAACCCGGTCCATGGAAACGCTGGATGCAGAATATCGCACCAACGAAACCCGGTTCCGGGCTGCGCTGGTGTCCGAGGATACCGAACGCCGGGAAGCCGGGGCCGCACTTGAAACCCGTTCCGAAAAGGAATGGAATGCGATCATGTCCGGTTTCGAGATGCGCCAAGTCGCGCTGTCTCTTGACGAAGGCCGGGCCCTGTCTGGCCAGACGGCAGAGATCGTCACCGAACTGCGGTCGCAAGGCGGTTATCGCGGCATTCCCGTGCCCTATGCGGCGCTTGAAACCCGCGCGGGCGAAACCATTGCCAGCGGCACCCCTGATCCGATTGTCACCCGTCCACTGATCGAGCGTTTGTTCCCGGCGTCTGTCGCGGCGCAGATGGGCGTCCAGATGATCAATATCGGCACCGGCGGGCAGGAAACCCCTGTCACCACGTCTGCAATCTCTGCGGGTTGGCAGGCAACCGAACTCGGCAACGTGCCCGGGCCGTCTGCCTACACGACGCTGGACCGCCCGTTGAAGCCTGATCACACGTTGGGCATCCAGATGCGGATCAGCCGCAAGACGCTGCTGCAATCTGGTGCTGCGCTGGAACAGGCAATCCGGCGCGACATGGCGGGCGCGATGCAACAAGAGATGGACCGGGCAATCTTCAACGGTTCGGGGTCCAGCGGCGAGCCTACCGGCGTATTCACCGGCGCGACGGCTTGGGGCATTGCTGAGACTGATCTGAGCGCGGCGGCGTCCTGGGCGGCTATCCGCACTGAGGTTGTCGCGTTCATGACGGCCAATGCGGCAACCGGTCCCGGCGCGGTGCGCCTGTTGATCCGTCCAGAAGTCTGGGACGCGATGGATGGCGCGTTCATCAGCGGCACGGCAGTGACCGAGTGGGAGCGGCTGACGAAATACATCAGCACGGTTGTCATGTCGCACAATGCCTTGCCTGCACCCGCCGGAACGCCGTTGGAAAGCAAGGCGCTGCTGACAACCTCGGCGGGCGGTGTTGCGCCGGTGTTCGTGGGCCTGTGGGGGGCGGTCGATCTGATCCGTGACCCGTATGCCGATGCGCAATCTGGTGGCCTGCGCCTGACTGCATTGTCCACGATGGACACCACAATCAGCCGCGCGGTGCAGACCCGCGTTCTAACGGGCATCCAGTGATGTTGACCGGCTTTGCCCACGGCGGGCTTGAACTGCGCCGCAAACCGGACGGATCGGCCCGCCTGCAAGGCCGGTTTCCCTATAACAGCCGCGCGGTCCTCAGTGATGGGGGCCGCATGGGCCGACCGCGTAAAGAGCAATTTGCACCGGGGGCGTTCCGGCATTCCGTCGAGACGGACCAAGAGGTTCATCTGCTGGTGGGCCATAGCTTCGACCGCCCCCTTGCCAGCCGGGGCGCGGGCACGTTGCTGCTGGATGACACGCCTGAGGCGCTGGTGTTCAACGCGACGATTGCGGCTGAGATGATGCAGGTCAGTTATGTGTCTGACGTGCTGGCGTCCCTCTCGGCGGGGTTGATCGTGGGTATATCGCCGGGGTTCCGCATTCCACCGCAACAGACGGTCCCGAACGCTGAGGAAGTGACGGAGGAAGACCCAAGCGAAGGCCGCGCAATGATCCGCACAATCTTCGAGGCGATCTTGTTTGAACTCTCTCTGGTGTCCCGTCCCGCCTATTCGGAGACGGAAATCGAGGCGCGGAATTGGGGCGTGTGTCCCAAGTTGGATAACACCGATGGCCTGCACCGCACCCTAAGCCGTTGGAGGGCGTGATGATTGATCTGATCAAACAATTTGAAGCGGTCCCGGCTGACTATCCAACGGCACCGGCGGGCCTGTCTACGGCGGCGGCGGCGCTTGATGCTGCGATGATCTGGGCGCGGATTGAAGCCTACACCTCGCACCGATGGACCGTGCGGGAAGTGGTGTGGACGTTGACGGGCGGCGGTGGCGATCAATTCCACCCGCGTCTGGTGCCCATGGTGTCGCGTGTGGCGCATGTGTGGACTGGTGAGGCATGGGAAGCCCTGACGCTGCTGGACGGGCCTCTGGGCATCTGTCTGCCGCGTGACGGCACCTATCGGATCACGGCGCAGGTTGGCGCTGGTGATGTGCCTGCGCCTGTCTCTGAGGCGTTCCGGCGGTTGGCTGAATATCTGGCCGATGATCCGGGCACGGCGGGGGCGTCCCGGACGTCTGTGGAGATCGGACCTATCAAAGAAGCGATGGACCGCAACCCGGCGTGGGTGGCCAAGGCGATGCAAAATTCAGGCGCTGGCGATCTGCTGCGCAATTACAGGAGGGCTTGAATATGTGGCCATTCAAACGAAAAGAACCTGCCATTGAACACCGATCAAGCGGCACGGGCTACACCACGCAGGTGATGCAGGCGCGGGCTGATTATATCAGCGGCGTGGACGGCGTGGCCGAACTGACGGGCACGGTGCAGGGGTGTGTGAGCCTCTGGGAGGGTGGCCTGAGCCTTGCGGACGTGGACGGCACCGACATGCTGACACCGCGCGTCCTGGCCCTTGCGGCCCGCGCCTTGGCCATGCGTGGTGAGGCGGTGTTCGTGATCAGCGACACCGGCCTGTTGCCCTGTTCCGATTGGGATTTGACAACGCGCTATTCCAAGCCCGTGGCATACCGCGTCGGTATCCCTGACACCGGCGGCGGCACCACGCAAACGGTGCTGGCGGCTGAGGTGCTGCATCTGCGGATCGGGGCCGATATGTCCATGCCATATGTCGGCACGTCACCCCTGCGGCGGGCGCGTCTGACGGCTGGCCTGTTGCAGACGATGGAATCTGCGCTGTCTGAGGTTTACGCCAACGCGCCGCTTGGATCGTCTGTTATTCCGTTCCCCGAGGCACCCGATCAGGACATGAGTGATCTGGCCCGTGGGTTCCGGGGGTTCCGGGGCAAGGTGCTGGTGCGCGAGTCCGTCAACGTGACGGCGGCGGGCGGGCCAGCGCCCCAGACTGATTTGAAGCCAAGCGATGTGTCGCCCGATCTGAGCCGTGCCATGACCAAAGAAACGCTGTCGGCGGCGCGGTCCAGTATTGAGATGGTGTTCGGCGTTTTGCCCGGTCTGAGCAATCCGGCAGTAACCGGCCCGATGGTTCGGGAAGCGCAAAGGCACCTCGCACAATGGGCGCTCATGCCTGTTGCGGCCATGATCGGGCAAGAGGCCAGCGAGAAGCTGGGCCAGCCTGTCGCGCTGGACGTGATGCGGCCATTGCAGGCGTTTGACGCTGGGGGCCGTGCGCGGGCGCTTGGCGCGATTGTGCAGACATTGGCACTGGCCAAAGAGGAGGGCGTCGATCCGTCCGAGGCGTTGAAGCTGGTGGATTGGGAGGGTTGATAAATCAACCTTAACACCTTTATCCGAATGCTGATCCGGGTTCAGGCCAGAGGGGCGGATTTTCTGGAGCAACTCCCAGCTTATCCGCCCTTGCAGTCATTTTTGCATCTGGGTTGGATGGAGAGCATGGCGCACCATAACAGTGGACCGCATAGGCTCTTACGAAATCTATTTCTAACTCAACCTCTTTGCTTTTCTTCAAAATAATCGAGATTCTATAGAAATAATGAGGAAGAATTGGTTCCCCCATCTGAAAATGCTGATCCAATACTTCATCACAGATTTCAATTTGCCGCATCAGATCATTTTGTATTGTTTTTAGGTAGTCTAAGGTATTTTCCTTACCTAGGAAATCAAGCCCACCTTTGGCGTCGCCGTAAGTCTTGCCTTGGTTCAACATTCCATCCACGATTCGGGGCCGGTGCTTTTCGCTCAACCGGTTTCCTTCGGAGACCGTCTGAATGGGTGTGGACAGAAGTCGTGTCGTAAGTTTTTTCACCGCTAGCCGTTCGTTTTCTGTTACCATAATAAGCCTACTTCTTTGACGATGCGCCCTTTGCAGGCGATGCAACTGGTGGACTGGAATCGTTGACTACTGAAGCGGTCGAAGCGATGCACCCTTTAGAAGGTAGGAGTTTATCCCTTTTGCTTCTTCGGACTCAACGCCGGTGAAGATCAATGCATCACCTTGCAGTGTCTGTATTTGATGGACTAGGCCAACGATGTCATCTGTCGTCAAATAGTCCTGCGCTTGGAAGACACTTTCGCAGATAATCAACGTCTGCAATATCCGTTCAACAAGACCAGTATAAGGAACCCCCTCAATTTGGCGGCCCGGAAGATCGTCTGTTTCAGGATTCATTTTTCTTCGCCCCCTTACCTTTCAACGAAGACTAGGGTGCAAAAAGTGACGCTGCAACAAAAAATAAGGTTTGGCAGGTAGGTGAGCGGGCGGGGTTGACGGGCGAATTATTTCTTCAATAAAAACATATACTTACGTAATATGTTGGCGGAGAGACAGGGATTCGAACCCTGGGATCCCGTGAAGGATCAACGGTTTTCGAGACCGCCCCGTTCGACCACTCCGGCACCTCTCCGCGGGGGTCTGGTGGCAGGCATTTAGCGAACACAAGG